TCGTGCATGTGCAAGACCTTTTTGAGCGCCTGCACGGTGGCTGCGTTGTCTTGGAAACGGCCATATCGCTCGCCGCGCTCTTGGAGGATGTTGTCGATGTGCATGGTCATTTCCCGCAGACGGGGCATGGTGGGTTATTGCGCCGATAAGCCATCAGGCGATAGATCGATTGGGGTGTGATGTCGTGCACCAGGGCTGCATTCCTGACAGACATGCCTTCATTGACAGCGTGCAATGCTTGGGCTGTTCGTGAGGGCTTTTTCTTGTGATCGTGTTGTTTTTTCATCATGCCTCGCTGTGTTGCTGGTTTTTTTTATTATACATGGTTTTGTTGTCAACAATGCTGTGCTACTATGTGGGTTCAAACAAACGAAAGGTAAACGACATGAAAACTCGGATTCTTTTGATCGGACTGCTGCTGGCCTCGGCCACAGTGTCTGTGTTGGTGATTTATGGCCTCTTGCGGCTGGTGGGGGTGGTATGACAAAAGACGAAGAATTGGCAATGGACTTGGCGCTGGAGGCGTTGGAATCCTGCGAATGGGGTCTAGGCGATCAATACTTTGACGCATTGTTGGTGAACAAAGCCATCACCGCCATCAAGCAAGCCCGTTCAGCACCTGTGCAGGAGCCTGTGGCGGTGGTAAAGGTGCTACCACTTGGCGACGGCCACAAGCCAATGCACTGGGCAGACTGGACTGATGCTGACAACCCTCCGCCAGAGAACACACCCCTCTACACCACCCCACCCGCAGCACAGCGGCAATGGGTTGGGCTGACGGATGATGAGTTTGAAAACATTGAGCTTGGATGTCGTAGCACTCCATTCGGAAAAATTGAGGCAATGCGGAAGGTCGAAGCCAAACTCAAGGAGAAGAACGGGGGTGTAGTGTGACAACGCAACTTATTCGCTCGTCCATGAAGCTAATGGCTGATGCCGGAATCGATATTGTTGATATGCAATGGTTTGATATGACTGGCGCAGTTGGAGATAAGCAAAGAGCCAACCTTGATCCGGTGATGACGCATAGACCACCGTTCAACAAATGTTTTGTTGCGTGGCAGGGTAAGACAAGCCACCACCCAAGCTACGAGGTTTTGATGCTGGTGGCGGGAGAAGACCCAGACGAGGGTATTTCTGTGTCCATGTGGAAAGGCCCATCTGGAACACGTTTGCGCCCCATCCCTGCAATGTTTTACTTCATTGAAGGTGACCAGATTCGATATGGTTCCGTCAACGAAGATGAACCCGTAGACAAAGAGCTTGCTGAGTTGATGTTGGCGCAACTTGGAGCGTGGTACGGGGCTATGGATAGTCGCATGGAGGCATACACCCCATCGGTGCGCGACACGTTCACCAACCGCCGCAAGATTCAGCAAGGGAAATTGCCAACCTACGACTGGACAACGGTCTGGATTGAGCCAGCAAAACCTCGATCAGAGGGTAAGGGGGCTACACACGCATCACCTCGCTTGCATGACCGCCGTGGTCATTTGCGGAGGCTTGCAAGTGGTAAGAATGTCTGGGTGAAGTCTTGCAAGGTGGGAGATGCCAGCAAAGGTGCGATATTTCACGACTACGCTATCAAGGAGAACACATGACCTGTAAACACCGCTGGCTGCTGACCCCATCACCACACCGCAGTCAGTACCACTATCAATGCGCTAAGTGCAACCAAGTAGCATGGACCACTATCAAGGAAAAAGAATGAGGCCAGATAGTCCCTGCATAGCAGTCTGCACCACCTTGTATGACGAGGTATGTAAGGGCTGTGGCAGAACCTACATAGAAGTTGCTTTGTGGAACGAGATGGAACAGCACGACAAAGAGCAGATCTGGCAACGCATAGACAAAGAAGCAACAGCTTGGAGATACAACCGATACAAGGACAGGACATGACCTTCCAGGTGATATTTCAAGTTGAAGGTACACCAGTACCCAAGGGTCGTCCAAGGTTTGCTAGGCGAGGTAAGTTTGTCTCAACTTACAGCCCAAAAACCACAGTTGACTACGAAACCAAGGTTTCTGATGCTGCTAGACAAGCAATGGGGTCACAGAAGCCCTTAGAAGGCCCCATAGTGGCTTGTATTTACATTACCCTACCCATCCCATCCTCCTACCCCAAAAAGCGATTTAACGCCTGTTTATCAGGTGAGGAGCGTCCAATCAAAAGAAGTGACATCGACAACTTCTGCAAAGCAATCTTTGACGGCATGAATGGGATTGTGTTTGAGGATGACAGCCAAGTGGTGTCTTTGCATGCTACCAAGGTTTTTGGGACTGTGGGTTTGGTCGAGGTAATGGTTCAAGAACATCTTTTGTGATGGAGTTAATTAATGCGGAAGAAGAGTAAGTACAAGCCAAAGGGTGTACGACTAGACGTAATGAATTGGGTGTTGGCTGGTATGAAAAAGGTTGGAACACTGCCAAATGCTGGTATTGGCCTAAAGCTCAAGAACCATGAGGCCTTGGACTCAATCTTGAAGGGTGAGGGTACAAAAGCTCATGTTGATGTGCTGATCCATGCTTTGAACATGGCAGAAGCTTTGATCCGTATCCGTGATGACTTGGGTGCTGATTGGGCAACAGAGATTAAAGCAGCCCAGGATGCTATCTACACGATGGGCAAGAGAGGTGTTGAGAAAGGTAGCTTTGCCTTTACAGGACCTGAAATGACTGCTGTAAAGGTAGTGATGGATGTTCATGATGCCCAGCTAGACGACTGCACCGTCAAAGAGATGGAAAAAGCTTTGGAGATAGTGCGTGAAGAGATCCGTCTGAAGAAGTGCAGACCAATCATTGCAATGGCATGATTGATTTTGTAGCTTATAATTCAAGCCATGAAACAACGTGGCGGCTCAAGAAAAGGTGCTGGTCGTAAGAAGATCAGTGAAGAAGGAAGGACTATCCGAGCAAGGGTAGGGCCTATCCACGAGCAAGCATTGACACTGGCAGGGAATGGTTCCTTGTCAGAAGGCATTCGCAGATTAGCTGAAAAGCATTGGAGACTAGTGCATGGAGATAAACCCAAACAAAGCCATCCAGTATTTAATGGACACGGCTCCCTTGTACGCACAAGCCAAGGCAAACAGGATGTACCTGGAGGAGATGAGAAAGTCAGTCAAGGCAAAGCTGATGAAGGGTTGCCAAGAGACAGTGCTGGGTAAGCAGGAGATCTATGCCTACGCTCATCCTGACTACATTGAGATCCTAGAAGGGATCAAAGCAGCAGTTGAGCAGGAAGAGAACTATCGCTGGATGATGGCTGCTGCTCAAGCACGAGTTGAGGTATGGAGAACCAACAAATACTCAGAACGTGCTGAAGTTCGCAATGTTGGGTGACAGAAAGGTTGTGATGAATGAGTTGGCTCTTTTCGCAGGTGCTGGTGGAGGCATACTCGGTGGACACCTCCTTGGATGGAGAACAGTCTGTGCCGTTGAGTGGGAACCATACCCAGCTAGCGTACTGTGCGCCCGACAAAATGACGGTCTTCTCCCGCCTTTCCCGATTTGGGATGACGTTCAAACCTTTGACGGTTTCGCATGGAGAGGACTTGTTGACGTTGTATCTGGAGGATTCCCGTGCCAGGACATCTCAGCAGCAGGAAAAGGTGCAGGGATTGACGGAGAGCGATCAGGCATGTGGAAGCACATGGCAAGAATCATCTCAGAAGTGGACCCAGCTTTCACTTTTATCGAAAACTCCCCAATGCTCAGAACAAGAGGACTTGGCGTTGTCCTCAATGATCTTAACTCGCTGGGGTTCGATGCAAAGTGGGGTTGTGTCTCCGCTTCAGCCGTTGGAGCCAACCACAAAAGAGACAGGATCTGGGTTGTGGGCAAGTCCAAACGCAAGGGATTGGAAGGACAGCGGGGCCAGCCAAGGAAAAAGAAAATCACCCAATTTGGGGACGCAAGTACATTGGCCCACACCGAGGACCAAGGGGATGTGTGGAGGCAGTGGCAGTTGGGATTTGCTGAACAAGAACACGACAGTGGAAGAGGCAAGGCAGATGGGGGCAGGGAATGGTGGAAAGCTGAACCCAACGTGGGTAGAGTGGTTGATGGGGTGGCCTCTAGGGTGGACAGACTTAAAGCCATTGGTAACGGACAAGTCCCATTGTGTGCAGCAACAGCATGGAGATTGCTGAGTAAATGAACAACAAACTGAACAAAGAAGAAAGAATCCACTTGGCTTTGGTCAAGGAGTTGCCTTGTTCAGTATGTGATGCTCCTGGTCCTAGTGAAGCCCACCACATCAAGCAAGGACTTCAATACACCTGTGTAGCTCTTTGCCCTGATTGCCACAGAGGACCAGTACTAGGATGGCATGGTCAGAAAAGAATGTGGTCCATCAAAAAGATGGATGAGTTAGATGCTCTAAACAAAACAATAGAGAATCTCTTTAAATTCATTTGAAATACAAAACATATTGGAATCTCAAAACTTTGAAAAACTTTGAGATCCTAAAAATTGGTTAAATCGGTTTCCAAAATACCAAATGGACTTTTTTTGAAAAACCCCATTTTTTGACCTTGACCTAGGGTTTACCCTGATAGAGTGAAAGTGGGCGCTCACTTCACCTGAAAAGTTAGCGGCGCATGAGACACTGGTGACAATGCCCCTAGAAAGCCATTAAAAAGCCCGTATAGGCCGTTTTTTGTTCTAGTGCATACCTACTATGCCAAAACCAGAAAAATCGATTGTAGGCCCTTTAAATCGTTTTGCTTGAAGTGGGCGCTTACCAACTTAACAAACCCAAAAAAACCCGGAACGAATCCGGGATTCTTTGGAATTGTCAGTCAGATACTGTCGACCAGAACCCAAAAAAATTCAGGTTTGACACTTCGCCATTGTTTAGGGTTATCGCATGAGTGAACAATCAAACCTAATTCATGCACCCCGGTGACTGTCCACAGTGCAGCGCTATCAAGGGTTGTAATCACCCCGATCTGTCCAATTAGGTTTTTAATGAATTCTGTTTTCATGCTGCCACCATTCGGATAACTTTGCCCATTTTCTTGCCATGCGCTGGATATGCAATAAGAGGGATAGATTTATCCCAACATGCCCGACAGCCTGAACAATTGCCACCATGTACATATGCTTCGCAAAGCTTGACACCCTGTGAAGCTTTAAAGGATTCGGGATCAGGGCCAATGACAGAGCCATGTAAGCCTGGAATATATTCACCAATAACGCTATCACTTGAGAATCTAACCATTACGTTATCCAGGCTTTGCATCTCACGCAAAACAAGAGCAAATTTAGGAAATTTATACATTCTTGTCGGTAACCAATGCTTACACCAGGGTGTCAAACGCATAACTTCAAGGATCTTTTCAGCAAGGGCTAGCGAGTACATATCGCCAGAATCAAACCAGCGAAAAAAACGATCCTGGTCTAATTCGTTGACCATATCGTTAACCCAGTCCATGCGTTGCCAATCTTCTCTGTTCGACAATCTAGGGGCTTTGACGTTTGGATAGTTGTAATTCCCTGTAGTGGCATAGCATCCTTTACATGCATCAACCAATACACCAGGGCTAGACAATGATCCAGGGCATGTGTCTAGGGCCTGTAATGACCAGGATCTAGCGTTAAGCTTTGAAGTGTTTGATATTTTGATCATAATATGCATTCCCAATGATTTATTTGATGTGAATAATTTGTAGTTTTCCAATGCTTTGCAGCGCATCAAGCATTTGCAAAACTTGTTTTTTGGGCTTTTGTTGGTCAACCCAGCGAATGGAATAAATGCGAGATTTTTCCCCGGTTAATTGGGCTTTTGCATGGAATCGATCCCACAAAAGCGCCATTGTTTTGGTCGGCTTGCTTTTATCCAGGTTGCATTGTGTTTGTGCACCCTTGTGGGTCTTGTAGCCCTTAAGATTCCCGACAATGTCACCATTACAATCAAAAATGAAAAACATATAAATCTCCAATTAGTAAAACAATGCATCAAGCCCATGTAGCGTAAGAGCGCATAGGATCAATCCACAGATAAAAGAAAAAACGATGTCCTTTAGCATGTCAATCCCCCAGGCGATGTGCATCCCTTGAAGGGACAAATTCTGTTGCTTTGCTGTCTGCTGCATCCGCATGAATGGCGGGTTCAATAGCATCCATGAGATCAGACAAGTCGTCATCAGTGAGAAGCTCGACAACGCTAATCCCGTCTAAAAGAACATCATTTAATTCGGTCTTATAGATTCCGTTTTCATCTGACCAGCCAGATGCTTGAACCCATAGGTGTGCTCTTCTGATCTGATGCTCGAATTCGACCTTAATATCTGGAGGGGTGTATCTCATGGCTTACCTTTCGTGATGGATGTGCGAGCAACAAACAGCCCAAAGCGGGTCACAGTAGCTGTGTCGTAGCAATGCGCCCATTCAATGGCATTTTTAAGAGTGAGAGAGTGATGCACCTTGGTGAATCCTTCGCCTTGTGTCTGATAGCCTATGCGCTTGGCTAGGGCTAGTCTGATCTTGTCTAGCAGTCGCATGTTTACCCTTTCAGGTTTGTTGAACATGTGTCTATTGTGTGTGATTGTGTGCGATTGTGAATAGGTGTTTACCCTAGGTTTGTGTTTGATTTTGTAGCTACAGTGGAATCCGCGAACAAGTAACAGCCCAAAGCAAAGGTCATCTATTCATGTAGGGTAAGACACTAAGACTATGAGAGTGTCTACAGAGGGAGAACACAGAGAGAGGGATAGGTTTCCAGCGCATGGATAGACCTACAGATAAATCAGTAGACAACACTAATCAAACCTTTTACAGACCGCCAAACAGAATCCTATTGCGCCTATGAGACAAATGGTTATGGTTCGTAACTATCCAATGGTTATCACTCATAACTATCTATCGTTATGTTTCATAACTATCCTCAGGCTGTACGGATGAACAGTAGGGTTTACCCTGGGTGGATGGATGCACAGTAGTGGATGGATAGACAGTAGGGTTAGTCCTAGTAGGGTTTACCCCCCCTTGTTAGAAACAGGGGTGCGGTCTGTGGCAGTACAGATTCACAGATCAATTTATAGATACCCCCCCTATCGTCTAAAACAGACCTTGCCCCATCCAAAAAATTTTTTTAGGTTCTGGATTAGGATTAGAATTTGTAGACATTAAATCAAGGAGCTTGAGATGGCTGGATTTCCTATGAGAAGGGCTTTGGAGAAGAAGATTGAGGGGTTAGGGGGGATAGAGTTTGTTACTGCTCATATAGCGCAGGGGATGACTATTGGTAGGTTGGCTGAGTTCATTGAGTGTTCTAGGCCAATGCTTTCTTTTTGGATCAACCATACTGAGGAGCGCAGGACTGCTGTTATCAATGCCAGGAAGTTGAAGGCTGAGAAGTTGGCTGAGGAAGCTTTGGAGATTGCTGACCAAGCGGATGAGACAAGTAATGGCAGTGTGAATAAAGCGAGGTTGCAGGTAGATACGAGAAAGTGGATGGCTAGTAAGTTGGACCCTGAGAACTACGGGGATACTGCCAAGACGCAAGTGAATATCAGTTTGGGTGATTTACATCTTCAAGCTTTGAAGCACATGAAGGCTGAAGTCATTACATTGGAAAACAATGAATAACCCGTTTATTGAATTTATAAAGCTTTACAGGAATGACCCTGTTAAGTTTGTCAAAGAGGTTCTTGGGGTAGACCCTGATGAATGGCAACAGGACTTTCTAACTGCTGTGGCGACAGGAGAGAGAAAGATCTCTATCCGTTCTGGTCACGGCGTTGGTAAGAGTACAACTGCTTCTTGGGCTATGCTTTGGTTCTTGTTGACCAGGTATCCCGTTAAGGTGGTGGTTACTGCTCCTACTTCTGCCCAACTCTACGATGCTTTGTTTGCTGAACTTAAAAGATGGGTTAAAGAACTTCCCCAACCTATTCAGGACCTTCTTGATGTCAAACAAGAAAGGATTGAACTGAAAGCCAGTGCCACTGAAGCGTTTATCTCCGCTAGAACAAGTCGAGCAGAGCAGCCTGAAGCTCTACAAGGGGTTCACTCGGATAACGTCATGCTGGTGGCTGATGAGGCTTCTGGTGTTCCTGAAGCGGTGTTTGAAGCTGCTGCTGGCTCTATGTCTGGTCATAACGCCTTGACTATCCTTTTGGGCAACCCTGTCCGGTCTTCTGGCTTCTTTTTTGACACACACAATCGACTAAAAGACGAATGGTGGACCAAACGTGTGTCTTGTGTTGACTCCAAACGAGTCAGCAAAGAGTACGTTGAGGACATGAAATCCCGCTACGGAGAGGAATCTAACGCCTTCCGTATCCGTGTTCTTGGAGAATTCCCTAGAAGTGATGACGACACCATCATCCCTATGGAGCTACTCGACTCTGCCAAACACAGAGATACCCGTCCCTACGAGGATGCTCCTATTGTCTGGGGGCTGGACGTTGCTCGTTTTGGCTCAGACTCGTCAGTTTTGTGTAAGCGTCAATCCAACGTGGTCCATACCCTAGAGAGGTGGAGGAATCTGGACTTGATGCAATTAACGGGTGCTGTGGTTGCTCAGTACGAGGCTTGTGATGGTAAGAACCGCCCTGCTGAGATCCTGGTTGACAGTATCGGTTTGGGTGCTGGGGTAGTGGATCGGTTACGAGAACTGAACCTTCCTGCCCGTGGGATTAACGTATCTGAGAGTCCTGCTATGGGTGGGACTTATCTCAATCTCAGGGCTGAGTTATGGCACAAAGCTAAGGCTTGGCTTGAGAAAAGGGACTGCAAAATACCGAATAACGAGGATTTGATTGCTGAACTGGCTACTGTTAGATACACATTTACCTCTAACGGAAAGATAAAAATCGAATCAAAAGATGATATTCGTAGACGAGGATTAAAGTCTCCTGACATGGCTGATGCGTTTGTGTTGACATTCGCATCGGATGCTGCCACTATTTCTTGGGGGAAAAGCAGTTCATGGGGTAAGCCGATAAAAAGGCTGATCCGTGGTTTGGTTTGATCCTTTACTGAGAACTTGAGCCACCTAATACGTGGCTCTTTTTTTGCTGTATGGTAATATCCCCATACCTTTTTGGAGACTTCTTATGAAGATGGACAAAGCCGCCGAGAAAATTGGCAAAGTAATGGGCGAATACAAAGAAGGCAAGCTCAAGTCTTCTTCTGGTCAAAAGGTCAAGTCCAGGGACCAAGCCATTGCCATTGCGATGTCTGAAGCCAAGATGCCCAAGCGTGGTCAACGTACCGCCACAAATCGGAGCAAAAAATGAAACAAGGTCTTTACGCTAACATTAATGCCAAACGAGAGCGCATTAAGGCTGGCTCTAATGAGAAGATGCGAAAGCCTGGAACTAAGGGCGCTCCAACAGCCAAAGACTTTAAACAAGCAGCTAAGACTGCTAAAAAGAAATGATCAAGCGTGGTTCTGAAGAGTTCTCTGGTTACAACAAACCAAAACGAACTCCAGACCACCCCAAGAAAAGTCACGCAGTACTAGCAAAGTCTGGTGACCAAGTGAAGTTGATCCGCTTTGGACAACAAGGTGTTTCCGGTAGTCCTGATGGCTCCAAGAGAAATGAAGCCTTCAAAGCACGACATGCTCAAAACATTGCCAAAGGAAAGATGAGTGCTGCTTTCTGGGCAAACAAAGTAAAGTGGTAAATCATGAAATGCCCTATTGCGACCTACGACATCAAAGCCAACCTGAAAAACAGGAATTGGGCTATTAAGAATGTTGACTACGGCCCTGCCAATCCAGAAGAAGATAACGAAGAATACTGGCAGAACCTAGCCAACATTTGGAAAGTATCCATTGATGAGGTCCAAGAGATGCGTTGCGGCAACTGTGCTGCATTTATCCAGACTCCTGAAATGCTGGACTGCATCGTTAAGGGCATTGATCAAGAGGAAGAAGGCTACGCTGCTGACGTAATGGAAGCATCAGACCTTGGCTACTGTGAGTTGTTTGACTTCAAGTGTGCTGGAGATCGCACATGTTCAGCATGGCTTACTGGTGGACCCATTACACAAAAGATGACCAAGGGTCAGCAAAACATGCTGATGATGGCTAAGACCGAATACGAAATGGAAGATGAGGAAGATTAATCATGGAAGCAATAATTGCAGCGTTGTTAAAACAATTCGAGGCTGATAATGAAGCAATTGCAAGTGATGCAGCATCATCCTCTGCTTCTAAGGCAATGCAAAGTACCCCGTCCCAATCGGCTCCTATGACTATGGGTCAAGCTGTAGGTGACATTGCCACACAATCTATAAATCAACAAATCCAACCAGCTATGAACTTGTACAACCAAGTTACAGCCCCTGGTGCTACTGCTGGTGACATGGCAAGTTCTGCTTTTCGGTACAGCATCCAATCCGAAAAAGATCCTCAGAACAGGGTAACCATACCGGCTATGGCTCCTATGAATCCATACGCAAGCATGACAAACAATACCTCTGGTGGTATTCCTGCTCTGTTGCAAAACACACAATCTGGCCTACTGCCATTTTTTGGCTCACGCTAAGGAATTGATATGAACGAGAACCCAATGTTGATGGCAGAAACTCTGCAAGGCCAAATAGAAGGCCAAGAGGTAATGTCAGAGGAAGATCTGCAAGGAGTAGTCTCCGCTGAAATTTACGATGCCATCTCGTTTATTGATGACGATATTGGAAGTAATCGTGCATTGGCTACAGAGTATTACTACGGTGCACCATTTGGCGATGAGGAAGATGGTCGTTCACAAGTAGTATCGATGGATGTACGAGACACTGTACAAGGCATCCTGCCAAGCCTGATGCGTATTTTTTTTGGTCCAGAGCGTGTGGTTGAGTTCATGCCTCAAGGACCAGAGGATATTGCGAACGCAGATCAAGCCACTGACTACGTTGACTTCATCTTTAAGCGTGACAATCCTGGCTTTAAGATCCTGCACTCTGCCTTCAAAGACGCATTGGTTCGTAAGTGCGGTATCGTGAAGTACTGGTGGGATGAGTCGGTTGAGGTCCGTGCTGAGTCTTTCTCCATGCTTGATGAGCAAAGCATGATGATGCTAGTTGAGAACCCAGACGTTGAGATCTCTGCTGTCCGTGAGTATCCAGTGCCTGGAATGGAGCCAATGAATGAGGCTCAAGCCATCATGACTCCTCCTCCAATGATGTATGACGTTGAGATCAAACGCCGCATCAAGACAGGCAAAGTCAAGATTGAGGCATTGCCACCAGAAGAGTTCCTGATTGACCGCCGTGCTAAATCCATTGATGAGGCTACCTTTGTTGGTCACCGCACAATGAAGACCGTCAGCGACTTGGTTGCTATGGGCTACGACTATGACGAAATGGTCGAAGCATCAGGCAATGGCAATGACTTTGATAACAATCAAGAGTATCAAGCTCGTAACCCATTCGCTGTTATCAGCACATCAAACAACGGAGATCCATCTAGCAAGAGCGTTCTTTATATCGAAGGCTATCTAAAGGTGGACTTTGATGGTGACGGTATTGCAGAGATGCGCCGTATCTGCACTATCGGCACAAGCAACAAGGTAATCCGCAACGAAATCGTTTCTGAGCGACAGTTTGCTGACTTCTGCCCAGATCCAGAGCCACACACATTCTTTGGCATGTGTCCTGCTGATGTCGTTATGGACATTCAGCGTATCAAGTCCAATGTCCAACGTGGCATCTTGGACTCCTTGGCCCAAGCCATCCACCCCCGTACAGCAATTGTCGAGGGTCAGGCCAACATGGAAGATGTGCTGAACACGGAAGTCGGTGCTGTTATCCGTATGAGAGCGCCAGGAATGGTTCAGCCATTTACCACTCCTTTTGTT